CTTATCTTTATAGTCTTTACTATAACAACCTTTACACCTTTTATGACCTTTATAATACTCATCAATAAGTTTTTCTACACCACATTTATTGCAGACAATATGAGTTTTACTTGCCCAGTTTTCAGCATAAGTTTTCTCTTCACACCTCATACACCTTCTACGACCTTCTCTAAAATCAGAGGAGGGAAGTTCTTGTGTGCAGGTTCTACAAATTTTAGTGGTTCTCATTATGGTATTTAATCTTTTAAATATTTATAAAATCTTAAAGTCCATTATAGCACAAAAAAAGAGACCCGTAAAGGGTCTCAATTTTTATCAACCGATGGTTGGAGCAGTCAAGGCAACAGGAGTTGCTTCAACTGATGCAAGGTCCAAAGGAAAATTATGTGCGTTTCTTTCGTGCATTACTTCAAAACCAAGATTTGCTCGGTTAAGAATGTCAGCCCAGGTATTAATCACACGACCATCAGATGATAGAAGTGATTGATTAAAGTTAAAACCGTTACTCTGTTTCCTTAAATTTACCATCTTTAAGGAGAGGACTATATCTTCATCCCAGTAGGATGTTGGGCGCTAGTATCGTATTACATTCCACGCTTGGAAAACCGACTAGTCTCTGAACCTTTCCAAGAAGCGTCTTGGACTTGGCTGCTGATTACCCATTTATGGAGGGCTTCCAGCAATTCACCCAAAGTTTACCGTCAAATTGCTAAGACGGGACCCCGACGATTGAGGTTAAAAGCCATCGTAGAAACACCGAGAGCAGCAAACCAGATGCCTACAACGGGCCAGGCAGCAAGGAAGAAGTGCAGCGAACGGGAGTTATTAAAGGAAGCATATTGAAAAATAAGGCGTCCAAAATACCCGTGAGCGGCAACGATGTTATAGGTCTCTTCTTCTTGACCAAACTTGTATCCATAGTTCTGTGACTCGTTCTCAGTGGTTTCACGAACCAGTGAGGAAGTAACCAGAGAACCGTGCATGGCGGAGAACAGGGATCCACCGAACACACCAGCCACACCAAGCATGTGGAAGGGGTGCATCAGGATGTTGTGCTCAGCCTGGAACACAAGCATGTAGTTGAACGTACCAGAGATACCCAGGGGCATGGCGTCCGAGAAGGAGCCCTGACCGAAGGGATACACCAGGAACACAGCGGAAGCAGCAGCAACAGGTGCCGAGTAAGCAACACAGATCCAAGGACGCATACCAAGACGGTAAGAGAGTTCCCACTCACGACCCATATAAGCATAGATGCCAATGAGGAAGTGGAACACAACCAGTTGGAAAGGCCCACCGTTGTAAAGCCACTCATCTAGAGAAGCAGCTTCCCAGATGGGATAAAAGTGCAGTCCAATTGCGTTGGACGAAGGGACAACAGCACCAGAAATGATGTTGTTTCCATAGAGGAGTGAACCAGCAACGGGTTCACGGATACCATCAATGTCTACAGGAGGTGCAGCAATGAAGGCAACAATGAAACAGATAGTAGCAGCAAGCAGGCAAGGAATCATCAGGACTCCGAACCAACCGACATAAAGACGATTATCGGTTGAAGTAACCCAGTTGCAGAACTGTTCCCAAGTATTCGATTGTGATTTTTGACGTGAAAGTGTAGCAGTCATTTGTAATAAACAGGTAGTAAGACCATCAGGGAAATGGTGGAGTTACTATGTTCCCCGCACCCTCAGCGGGGATATGAGAGACGTGATTTATACACCCATAGGTCTCGGTTAACGGGTGTTTGACAATGTTAAGAAATATGAGAATTTCGTAACATTTGTTTACCTATTTATCATAGCACGACCAACCAGACCCGTCAAGCCCTGTACTCTTCAATTTTGTCCAGAACCCTGTTGAGATACTGATGCGCCAACCACTTGGGATCATAACCAGATTTATTCATCCACTCTTTATCCAAATCTCTTTTAATTTTAAGGACCTCACATTTTATGATATCTTTAGTCAAATGTCCTCTAGGCATAATACTAAAAAAAAAAACTCTGCCCTTTATTTAGAGCAGAGTTTAGTATTATTTCTTATTGTTTCAAACAGTTGCACCAATTTTTACATTTGCTGACACATACTCTAGAACATTTTCTGGAGTAGTCTGCTCATAAGGGTCGGTGTCTGCATTGTCCCGTTGCCCCGCCTCAACGAATAGTTTTTCGATGATTCCGTTATCCACGACTGCAGCATAACGCCAAGAGCGATCACCGAAACCAAGGTTAGACTTATTGACGAGCATACCCATAGAACGTGTGAAATATGCATTTCCGTCTGGAATGAGTTTTACTTTTTCAATGTTCTGGTCTTGTGCCCAAGCATTCATCACAAACCCATCATTAACAGAGATGCAGTAAATATCGTCAATGCCGAGACCAATAAAGTCGTCATATTTCTCTTCGAATCCAGGAAGCTGATAGGCACTGCAAGTAGGAGTGAAAGCACCAGGCAGACTAAAAATGACCACACGCTTTCCATCGAAAAGTTCAGCAGATGTACGAGTTACAAATTCACCAGACTCACGAAAGGTAAATTGTACTTGAGGAACTTGATAACCTTCTCTACGCATAGGAACCTCCATCAGAACACACCGGGAATAATTTGACCAGTAGTGAAATAAGTGCCGACAGCAATGATGAAACCGAGCATTGCTAGGCGAGCGTTGAGGATTTCTGCCTCAGGGGTAAAACCGAATTTCATTTTTGTTCTCCGTTATAAGGGTGTTTTTGTTTAAGTTCTGGGTTTGGATTGCAAACCAGTTTTTCTTTCACAGGTTTAATAACAATAAACTTGTCATTCTTAAGAGTGCCAGCAATCTTGACTTCTAGTTCTACATCTCGATCCCAGGCACCACTCTCAATGAGTTCATGAAGGGCAATACTAAATTGCCCGAGCATAGCAACAGATGATGGTTGAATTGCCGTCACAGATTCTCTTCCTGTTCAGTGAGGATTACACAATCGCTGGTAGGATATGCCACACAAGTGAGCACCCAACCATCCTCAAGTTGTTCATCATCAAGGAACGATTGCTCCTCATTATCAACGGTGCCGCTAATAAGTTTGCCAGCACAAGCAGAGCAAGCACCAGCACGACAAGATGAAGGAAGGTCTACACCTGCTTCTTCAGCAGCTTCCAGGATATATTGGTCGTCAGCACATTGAACAGTTTGCTCAGTGCCGTCAGGGGATTGCAGAGTAATGTTATAAACAGTCATTAGTAAGTTTTGGAAAGTTGATTTACAGATGCTGCCAGTAAAACGAAAAAGGCAACACTAGTAATTGTAAAGATAAACGATGCCATTGTCAATCAATTGTCAGAGGATTCCGAAGAAGAATTTACCAGTGATAGCATAAGAAACGATGCCAGCAACAAAGCCGACCATTGCCCAGCGTCCATTCATTTTCTCCGCTTTCTCAGCATAAGGTTCGATGCCATAACGCTCAAGATCTTCTTTTGTCATATACATTGAGGGCTCTTTGGCAAACATATTCATTTGCCCAAACTCGTTTTTAGTTACAGTCATATAAGTTTTGTAAAGAACTGTTACAGAATTATATAGCAAAAATAAAGGGGCGTCAAGCCCCTTTATTTTGATATTCTGACATTAATAAGTATAAATGCTTACTATTTTCCTTCAAATCCTGGAGGAAGTGTTCCAAAATAAGGATTATAATCAAAAATTTCATTCCAATCTTCTACATTAGTTGCATCAACTTTCCAAAAGTTCCATAGTCCTTCATATGTATTTTTATGAAATGTATCAACATGATCAGTATGAATAGAAGATCCCAATTCAATCTTATAAAGAAATAGTGGAATTGCAAAAGTGTTACCAGAATTATAAATTAAATCGTCGGCAACTGCCCTTGGTTTAACACCATTATCAATTTTATACTTATCTCCACGAATGTGAAGATTAACTAATTTTTGTGCATGATGGCGAGTAATTAAATAACATGCAGTTGAAAAATCATTCACAAATCTACGATGAAGAGTCACATGAACAGAAGTTGTGCTAATAATTGCAAGTTGAATTACATCAAAAGCATAAGGAACTTTTGCATAAAAATCTTTCCATGTAAAAGGCCAATATTGAACAGTGCTTAAATCACAATCATCTTCCATAATTAAAGCACATGGATCATTAGTATTTTCTAAAAAATATCGAATTGCTTTTAAGTGTGATGTAGTACATCCCACTTCACCAGATGACATCATATCTGGATATCGTCCTTTTAAAATATCTCCAAGATCATTTCCATCTCTACCATCATAAGCAGAAATACGAGTATAGTTTTCTATTTCCCAGTATTTAAATTGGTCTTCCATGTATTGTCTTCTTTCAGGTTGTCCATCTATATTCAAATAATAAATGGGTGGAAGACCTTTGAGTTTATATGTAGATTTATTTTTGTCCATTGGTAGTTTTAAATTTATTAATTGCAGATTCAATTACAACATGCATGTCCATATACTTATATTCAGTCAATCTACCTCCGAAAATAAAATTTGTCAATGATTTTGATTTTTCCTTGTAAGAATTATAGATTTTTTGATTTTTATCATCATTAATGGGATAGAAAGGTATCATTCCAATTTTATATTCAACTGGATATTCATAAGAAATTACAGTTTTTTCTGAACACGTTTTTTCAAAATGCTTATGTTCTATAATTCTAGTGTAATTTTTAGTTTTGCATGTATAATTTAATTGAGATAATCCTTGATAATTATCTTGATTTAAAATTTTTGTCTCAAATTTTAATGATCTATATTCTAATTCACCAAATTCATAATTGAAAAATTCATCTATACATCCAGTATAAACAATTTTTTTTGCTAAAGAATTATAATACTGAATGTTAGAAAAATAATCACAATTTAATTTTACAGGTATCCCATCAAGCATTCTTTCAAACATTTTTGTATATCCACCTATAGGAATACCTTGATATCTATCATTAAAATAATTATTATCAAATGTAAACCTCAATGGAAGTCTTTTAATAATAAAAGAAGGAAGATCTTTTGCAGATCTGCCCCACTGTTTTTCTGTATAATGTTTGATTAAAGTTTCATATATATCATCCCCTACAAGTGATAAAGATTGTTCCTCAAGATTTTTAGGAGATCCATCAAATTTTTGAGATTCTATTATCATTTTTGCATGTTGTGGACTTGCAGTATTCCACAACTCATAAAACGTATTCATATTAAAAGGCAAAGAATAAATTTTATTCTTATACCAAGCTTTTGGAGAATGTATATAATTATTAAAATCAGAAAATCTATTTACAAAATCCCAAACAGTTTTATTACTTGTATGAAAAATATGAGGTCCATATTTGTGAACATTAATATTTTCAATTTGTTCAGTGTAACAATTTCCTCCAATGTGATTTCTTTTGTCAATAATTAAACAAGACTTGCCAGCATCAGTAGCAAGTCTTGCAAATGTAGATCCAAATAAACCTCCACCAACAATCAAATAATCATACATCATTAAATATTAATCCCCAAAACCTTTCAAGATGATAACTTATTTCTGGATTAGATGGAAGAAACTTTTGATGAATTCCAGAATTTCCCAATAATTTGATTGATAATTCATCTAATTCTTTTCCAGAATCATGTTCAAAAATATTTAAAATATTTTTATAAAATTCTATTGATCTCTCTCTAATTTTTTCTTTAGAAACACAGAATTGAGCTCCTGCACCAAATTTAAAAGTTTTAATATTAGGATGTTTTCCAAATATGTAATTGTAAGCATATTTAATATTGGGAAAAATTTTATGATATGGTTCTCTTTGATATTCAAAATCACCCTCAACAATTCTTTCAGAAATCCAAAAGAAATCAGGAATCAATTCATTAGATTCTAAAACATAATTTAAGTAACCATATAATCTTGGACTATGTGGATTAAATGGATCTCCTTGAAGAAAACAAGTATACTCCGCTAGATTATCATAATTATTGACAATATGATACAGATAAGTATGTGCTTCTCTACCAATATTTTTTAGAGTAATTGATTCATCAATTTTATCATCGCCTTTATTATAAATTGTAGCATAATTTTTATAATTATCTACCCATGCTAAATTTTCACAATATCTAGCAATTACTATTTCAAAAAAAGATTTATCCTTTTTATCTAAAATATCAGACAAAATTTTCTTCAAAAGATTTGTTTTTTCATTATCAGAAATAACGTAAGAATTATGCCAACTACAAGCATTCCTGTAATGCAAAAACTTACCATTAAAATGCAACTCATAGTTAAATCCATTTGTTACATTTTCATCTTTTAGATTTATACCTTTATAATCATCTGGATATTCGACTTCAGTATCCAAATATTTAATATTTTTATCTAATAATAACTTGTATGTTCCGCCACCAGTATCCAATGCTTGCCCATCAACAATTTGAGGATAAAAATCAAATTGTTTGTTTTCAATCGACGATTTTTTAAATATCATCATACCAGGCCAGATATACCTAACATGTTTCCTAGTTTGCAAACATCCTAAAATATCATAAATTGACATTTCTTCATTTACATTTAAGTCATCAATCAAAAACATATCATGATCTAAAAACATTATAATACAGTCATGATCATATTTGGCGACTACATCATCATAAATTGATTTAATTACTTTAGAATGATAAAAACTTGATGTTTGACCAGGTTCGGATTTATAAGAATAAAAATTAACTAAATTATCTTCAGATATTTTTTTAAATTCATTATAATATTCATTGTCTCTTGTGTCATAAACAATATTAATATCATAATCAGATTCAATAAATTTTTTTAATGAATTAATTTGATATTGAAGTAAATCTGGTCTATTAAATACAAAAGTAAATATATGGGTTTTTAATTTATTCATAGTTGAGTTTTTATCCAGTCTTCAAGTTTTATAGTTGGATTCCAACCAAAAGTGTTACAAAGTTTTTGATTATTTGCAAGAGTTACTCTCGATTCGCCAGGGCGAGGAGCAATATTAACTGTTTCGTGATTAATCATTCTTGCAATTTGATTAATTGAATAATTTGTTCCAGTACCTACATTATAAATCTGACCAAATGCATTAGAATCAACTTCAGTAATTGCAGCAAGAATATTTGCTTTTACAACATCACTAACATGAGTAAAGTCTCTCCTCTGATTACCATCACCAACAATTGTCAGAGGTTCTCCAGCAGCACGTTGGCGGAGAAAGATTCCAATTACAGGAGCATATTGTCCACGAAGAGGTTGACGCTCACCATATACATTAAAATATCTAAAACAGATAGTTTGCAATCCATACAAATTGGTATACATTCTACAAAGTTTTTCCCCATTAACTTTAGAAACAGAGTATGGGTTCAAACAATCATCAGGTTGAGTTTCAACATTAGGAGATTCATTCATCCCATATCCAGAGGAAGTAGATGAATACATCACACGTTTTACATTTGCCTCTCTTGCACACTGAAGGACAGTTACGGTGCCAACAGAGTTAATACTTACTGCCTCAATGGGATTCAAAATAGCAGGTTGAATACGTGCCTCTGCTGCGATATGAAACACATAGTCTACACCATCATAAAGAGGACGTGTATTTTCATAATCACGAATGTCATACTTATAATTTTGTGCTTTATCATTCCAATAAAACTGATCATGAACATCAGAATACTCATTATCAATTACAATAACCTCGTGTCCCATTTCCAAAAGACGATCTACGAGGTTAGATCCAATAAATCCAGCACCGCCAGTAACTAAACTTTTCATACAATTCTTAATGGGTGATATGTACTAGGAGACCTGTTTAAATCAGGAACGCCTTGCAATCGCGCAAGGTCATATTTAACGCTATCAAAAAATCTTTGGGCATCACTTATATGAATTCCAATATCAGTTACTTTACAAGTAGTAACCGCATTATTATATCCACTTTGTTTAAAAAAAGGATCATTCACAGAATAAATGTTAAAGTATTTTTGAACCTCCGCAAATCCAGGATCTTGATTATATCCAATAATTTCGGAGGCATGATAACAGATTCTTTGACACATTCTAACATAATCACCACTCAAATACAAGATTGAGTGTCCACCAAGCATATTATATGTACGAACAATATCATCACTCACTTTTTCATAGTGAACAAAAGGTCCAGAAAATTGCCAATATCTTGCCCACTGAGAAGTTCCAAGATAAACAGCATCAGCATTATCGGGAACTTCAATTATTGGTTTAAAGTTATGAAGTTCACAATCATCTTCAAATAAAACAAAAGGAGGATCAATTTCACAAACACCAACATAGTGAGCACCTGCACATCCAGCAGGAGGATTATCTGGTCGATATGGACCTTCAACTCTAATAATATTCTCAAATCCACACTCTTTTAATAGAGACTGCATTTGTTCATTTTTTTCAGTATGCTGTTCAAGATTCATATAAACAGCAGGTATTTTTCTCAAATCAATTTTCATACTGGATATTGTCCCATATCAATTTTTTCCTGATTAAAAGAACTTTCTTTCTTAAGAGCAACTATCTTTGGATTAAATGGATATTGTGGATGATTAATTAATTCCTCAGGAAACATATAACTTGGTGATAATTCGGTTGGCGGATTTTCATTAAAATATTTGTTCAAATGACTTTCATCATGCCACTTAGCAATTATACCATTTCTTTCATCCTCCTCAACTCTACTAGAAATAACTTTTGCCATTTCTAAAAAGTTTTTTGCCTTTCCACCAACAAATGCTGCTGCATAATATTTGTCATGGTCTTCATCAGCAACATAAGCGGTTGATTCCTTACGTTTTTCATATGGATAGATATCTTTTGGTTCCATAATCTTATATGGATGTATGACACCAACAAGATCTTGAAGCACCTCTTCACCAACTTTATCTACAATACCAACATCAGCATCAAACAAATAAAGATAATCAAAATCTTTTAAATATTCAGATTGAGAATTAATATAATTGTATTTTTTTAATGCTGGTTCTGGCCAAGGTTTATGACCAATTTGAGAGACTTTCACATTATCAGAAGTTTCTACTTCATGATCTGTGAAAAGAAGACACTCAATATCGTGCCCGTTGAGAAAGTTCTCTTCGATATTGTCAAGAAGTCTTTCAACAAACTGAATGTACTTATTTGTGGCAATTGTTAAAATACAAATTTTCATTTTTTAACTAATATCCAAGTTTGAGCTTGACAAAGATTAAGATCTATACTAATTTTATTCATTTTTACAGTCTCCAAAAGTTAAAATAAAGATAGTTTTGATTTTCAAAAGAAAATTCTTTGTACAATGTATTAAGATTCAGTTTATTTAGATCTTCCCAAGAATCAACAAATAGAACTGGAATATTTTCGTAAAGTTTTTCAAGATTTCCCTCACGTTTTATGATAGGAACTCTTTTCATCATTAAAACTTCCCATGTTCGATGACAATCCAATCCATTTCCTCTTGGACTTAAAACAAACTTATGCTTCTTTATTCTTCTTAAATATTCAATATAAGTTAGATTTGGAAAATCTATGTTTACAAGATTGGAACTTTGGGCAAATTCATAACATTCACTTCGTTCTTTTATATTTGTATCACTATTACAATTCAAATATACTAAAGAATCTGGAGTGATGTCTTCATTTAATACCTGATCTAACCATTGTGTTTTTGGACCAAAAGAAGATTCCCATCTAAGATTTTCAAATCCTATTGGAATAGGAACTACATTTTCTTTTTTAGAGTATGAATTTTGCCCATACCATTTATCATAGCACGAAAATTCATCCACACTGATCATATTTTCATTTTGAGGTATACCATCACAAATACAATGATCACTATTATGTGTTATGATAGTAAGATTTTTCTTTTGATTTAAAATATCTTTAAATCTTAATATCTGATGTGTATCACAATAAACCACATCACCATCACTTATTGTATATGGATCACAGTATAAGTAATCATAGTGTATTAAAACTTTATTCGCTAATTTTGGGAAATACTCCCCTCTAATTAAATTCATTTGAACATCTCATTATATTTTTTATCATATATTTCTTCAGTTAGATAACAATCAAGATCAAAAACGACTAACTTATTCACATAAAAAATTGTTTTGTATTTTTAGAGTGAATATGAAGATTTACTATGGGATATTTTTTATTATTATACTCTACAAAAGGTTTTTTATCAACCATTATAGGTTTTATATTTCCTTTACCTATTTCTAGACCAATATCATGATGATTTCCATACCATCCAGGTCCGTGTCCCTGATGAGTCCCTCCAAAATATTGCCCATAAGATGATGGATCAAAAACTAATTTTTCATTATTAAATGGTAATGTAGTAAGTTTCCGAATTAAATCCGGTCTTTCTTTGAAAATACCACACATGAGTTGCATTTCATTAGGCATTCCAACAGAATATCTTCTTTGCTTTTCTTCATCAAAAACAATATCACAAAGAATACTACAAATTTCATCAATCTTCTTTATTCCACCAAATCTAGAAAAACCAAAAACCAATTCATCGGAATTGCAAGGGGTTATATACAACCCATCAAAATCTGATATTAAATGTTCAAAAGTACTTGATGATTGAAACATTAGTACATCGGAATCAAAATGGTAGCAAAAATCAATTCCAAGATACTTTATCGCATCTCTGATTAGAAAAATTCTAAAAATTGATGTTCTCCAAAGTTGATTAGGATCATTTTTGAACAATGACATTTCCATAACTTTTTTAGTTTCGTCTGAAGCAATATCCTTAACTTGAAGAATTGATACACCATCTATTTCAATATCTTGATCGGTAACAAGAGAAAGTGATGCGTCTGGATCAATATTATCAATACTTTCAAAAGAATCTAAAAGATATGATGGTGGCATTTCACCAATGTGGCAATGAATATAATTCATCATTCTATACCTCTAATGTAAGCATGACATGAAACAAAATCAAATTCTTCTTTAAACTCTTCAAGATGAGATTTTACAGGAACAAAAGAAATGCTATCCCATTTCAACTGTCTATGCACACACATGTCTGGATAGTTTTTAATCATGTAATTAGAATAAAGATCCCATTCACTCATACAGGAAGCTTCACCATAATCAAGAATACTCAATACACAATCGAAGAAAGATTCTGAATCATATTTTTTCTCAACTAATGAAATCATTTCATTCAACTTTTCCTTATTGAATATCATATGATGGCAAATTGTAGAAAATCCAATTGTATCTTCAATATCAAATAAAATTTTAATAGGATTCAAATATGGTTTATGATATTCTTGTGCTTTACAATAATAGAATTTATTAATATCAAAAGATACATTTCTCAGAAATATAGTATCAGAATCAACTACAACATAAGAATCTGTAAGTTCAGGAATAACTTTTGCGGTATATAATTTTAAAAATTGTTGGTATATCCATTTAGTTCTATAAAGCAAACTTGGATTATTCAATTGAAATTTTTTAAAAATTTTTTCCTTATCAACATATGAAAAATATCTACTCTCAGGAATATGAATAACTCCATCTATGTTTGGATCATCAGTTGAAATGACAAATATATCATTACAACAGGTTATATTTTCTTTTATACCATTTACTGACATATTTAAAGATGGAAAATCTTTTGAGTGACATGGAATTACAAAATCAATCATTTATTAGTTTTCCTCTTACATACAGAAATGAAATAACCATTATGCCAATCACTGTTTTGGAAACATACACCTTTTTCATAATCTTCTTGTGAAGTAGTAAGTTCTATAGAATATAAAACTTCTATATTTAAATCATCTATTGATTTTTTAGTTGCCTCTCTAAGAAAGTCCCAGTTCCAATCATCACATATAAAAATAAACTCATCATCCAATGCTTCTAATCCTAAGGTTAGTGCATTATATTGGTCTTCATAAGCGTGAGGTCCGTCATAGAGATAAACATTATATTTTCCTATATTATTAAATTCAATGTTCTTATAATGGTTTTCTTCAAATTGACAGTCAATATCAACATCGTCAGATGATTCTGCAATTGTTTTATTTACATTATCTTGAAATTCATCTTTTGGTCCACCAAACTCACTCCAGTTATCTACTGCATATGCAACAATATTATTTTCATATAGTGCAGAACACAAGGTTGAACCTTTCCAACATCCAATTTCAAGATACCTGCAATTTGGAACCGAAGAAATTAAATTATTGATAAAATGACGATATTTTTTACCAGACATACCTTCAAGTTCAAGAACCCAAGAAGGTAGTTTACTTTGATAATTTAAAGATTTATCAAAAGATTTTTTTACCAAATCAACATACAAATGCTGTTGATCAGAATCAAACGTTACAATATTAGGATTTTGCATCTTATAAAATTTATTTTTTAATAATTATACCATAATATTAAAGAACTACCCATTCTTTAAGATAAATTTCACTAGGATCTTTATATTCTCCACCAAACCATTTTAATGGTGCCACTGTTTTTTTACTTTTTGCCAACCAAGATCCCCACCAAGAAAATGTAGAGTTACCAATTATATGATAAGAGCATAAAGATTGTAGACAAAGATCAACTCCAGTATTATTTCCCTCAGCAAAAATAAATCGATCTCCCCGAAATACATCTTGTTCTTTACACCAATCAATACCATCAGAAAAAATCATTACGGGAATATCAGAAGGTAATAGTTCCAGTCCTTTGCCATAATATTCTGGTGTTTGTTTTTCATGGTGGGGATGTAACAAGTAATCACCCCTTCTAACATGAACTGCAATTACTTCTTCTTCACCAAAGTTTGATTTGAACGCTTCTTCTGTTGGTTCTCTGATTTCATCAGCAAATGTGAATGCTTCACGAATTTGTTTTTCAATATGTTTAAAGTACTTCTCAGTCTGAAAGTATCCGTACAAGCTAACATTGTCAGGGCAATTTTCCCAAATGTTTTGATCTAAACAATGAGTAGATTCCATCAATTTTGGAAAGTTAGTCACATGCCTTGGAGCATCAGGAATCTTAAAGCATTCAAACATTGTAATATCGGAAGATACTACATTAGGATCTCTTGTTGCTACAATTGCTCTTGGTGGTAAACAATACTCATATCCATGTCTCTGAGCAAGACCACGGAGAGCAGTATATTGAAACATCTGGTTTCCAAGTCTTCCCAGATTTCCTAGATCATCATTAGATAACATATATTTTACCTCATTTTAATAATTGTTTGATTTTAATATCATCGCGCCAATGTCTTTTTTCACCATATAAAAATATAGATTCTGGATATTTAAATTGTATAATTCCATTATAATCACACCCATAGATTCTGTAAGATATTTTATCATTTTTAAAAAATAAATTAGTAGAACTATCCAATTTCCAATTTAATTTTTCATTAAAAAAATCATGATGTACAGAAGTTATAGATTTAGAATAAACACCAGGACCAGTCATATTAATTATATCATTTGGATATAAATTTTTTTCAATATTCTCAACAACATATTCAATTGTTCTTTCTAAAATTGGATGATTTTTATTAAAAATTAAAGCCCATTGACAATACATACCAACATTACCTTCCTGACTAATAACTGCATCATAATCAGGATCAATTATACTATCTATAGAAGAAGTGATAGTCGAATCCATATCAAGATATATACCACCATACTTATATAAAATCAAATATCTCCAAAAATCAACTTTTGCAACAATAATATTCAATTTATTAAAAGCTTTTGATATTTCTCCAGGATAATAATCATTTACAAATTCATCAATATCATTATCCGTATATATCACATGATTATATTCAGAATTCAAATACTTCATCACACCTATCTTTTCTTCAATAGTAGGGTGAAGATTTTCAGTATACCATGATTGAAATATGTTTTTTGGAATCATTGCTCAATATACCATTTATAAGTTGATTCAATACCTTCACGAAGACTAATCTTTGGTTCCCACCCAAGTTTTTTTATTTTATTTACATTCATGACTTTACGTGGAGTTCCATTTGGTTTTGTAGTATCCCACTCAATATCACCCATAAACTGAACAACGTTAGAAATTGTATGTGCAAGTTCTTTAATTGTTACATCCTCCCCAGTACCTATGTTAACATGCTCTGCTTCATTATAGACTTGCATACAAGTATAACACGCCTCTGCTAGATCGTCAACGTGCAGAAACTCTCTCATAGCAGAACCATCACCCCAAAGAGTAACTGATTCATTATTATTAACTGCATTATGAAATTTAGCAATCATTGCAGGAAGAACATGTGAGGTCTCCAAATCAAAATTATCATTGGGACCATAAAGGTTTGTAGGCATCAGTGAAATGGCGTTAAAACCGTGCTGTTGGCGATATGCCTGACACATCATAATACCAGCGATCTTAGCAATCGCATAAGCATCATTGGTTGGTTCTAGAGAACCAGTCATCAACTGGTCTTCGGTGATTGGTTGTGTTGCAAACTTAGGATAGATGCAAGATGAACCAAGAAACAAAAGTTTCTTTACACCAAAGTTATAAGATTGCTGAATAAGATTGGTTTGGATTTGAAGATTCTCAGTCAGAAAATCTGCCTTGTAATTGTTATTTGCCATAATGCCACCAACTTTGGCAGCGGCAACAAAGACATATTCAGGTTCTTCTGAACAAAAATATCTTTCGGTTTCGTCTTGATTCGTAAAATCTACATCATCACGAGTTCCTTTGATGATGTTGGTATATCCTTTACTCTCAAGATTTCTAACGATTGCCGATCCAACCATTCCGTTGGCACCAGCAACTAATACTCTAGAATTATTTTCCATATTAATTTTTTATAAATCTATTTCATATAGCGATTTACGTTCCCAATTAGATTTTGATTTATATAAATCCAATTGAGGATAATATTCAATTATTCTTGGAACACCTCCGTACCAAGAATCTTCTTTTTGATGCTCATATACTTCAAGTTGCATTTCTGGATTATATAGGCATGTTGGAGAATCTTGTAATTTATAAAACATATAATCTTCTTCAATTATTGCCCAATTTTTTAACTTTTGAATAGAGTGTCTTGAATAATCTTTATTTTTTATTTCTACTAATCTATTCTTATGTTTAATCAAGTACTGATATTTTATTGCTCCCATTGACATTGAAGGCCAGGTTCTTAATGATATTTTATCTGGATAATTATTTGGTATGTTATTTACCAATTTCCAAAAATTTTTTCCAACACGACATGTATCTTGGATATTAAACCAATAATCACTTTTCATTTCATATTCAACAATATCAATAAGACCAGTATATTCTAAAGTATTATGATTTGTTTTTATTAAAGTATGAGTATCATATTCTAATATTTCTCTTTTAGTATTTCCTCCTTCAAATACATATATTTTTTTGGGATCAACACCAGATTCTATTAAAGAAGGAACTATGATTGGAATGGTTTTATCACTATAATTTTTTACACTACTTACACAAATTTTAAGTTCATATGTCTTATATTGGTTACTATTATTGTCCATAAATGCACATATCTTCAACCAATTGTTCAAATGAAATCTTAGGTTCCCAACCTAATTTTTCTTTTGCCTTAGTGGCATCACCTAATAAAGTCTCTACTTCAGCAGGTCGGAAATATTTAGGACTCACTTTTACAACCTCTCTTTTGGTATTTTTATCAATACCAACTTCATTAAATCCTTCACCTTCCCAGACAATATTCATACCAAAATAAGGTGCTGCTGCTTCAACGAACTCACGCACAGAATATTGCTGTCCAGTAGCAATCACATAGTCATCAGGTTCATCCTGTTGGAGCATCAACCACATTGCCTTTACAAAGTCATTAGCGTGTCCCCAATCCCGTTTTGCATTCAGGTTCCCGAGATATAGTATACCTTGTTGCCCAGTTGAAATAGATGATAATCCGCGAGTGATTTTTCTTGTGACAAAAGTTTCTCCTCTTCTAGGGGATTCGTGATTGAAAAGAATTCCAGAACTTGCGTGTAGTCCATATGATTCTCTATAGTTTTTGACGATCCAGTATCCATAAACTTTTGCAACTCCATAAGGTGAACGAGGATAAAAAGGTGTGGTTTCTTTTTGGGGAATTTCTTGAACCTTACCAAACATTTCTGAAGTAGATGCCTGATAGATTCTGGTCTTCTTCTCCATTCCCAAAAGACGAACTGCTTCAAGAATACGAAGAGTTCCTAACCCATCAACCATACCAGTATATTCTGGCATCTCAAAAGACACCTTTACGTGACTCTGAGCGCCGAGATTATATATTTCGTCTGGTTGAACTTGCTGAATAACTCTTACAAGATTTGTAGAATCAGTCAGATCCCCATAATGAAGTTTGATTTCATTATAGATATGATCAATACGATCGGTATTGATCAAGGAAGAACGACGAACAATACCGTGAACTTCATATCCTTTTTCAAGAAGAAGTTCTGCAAGATAAGATCCATCTTGTCCAGTAATACCAGTAATTAATGCTACTTTCATAAAGCAAAGTACTTTTTATCATTATACTAAAAAAGAGAGGTTTATGCAACCTCTCTTGCTCAGTTTATGCAGGCTCGCCACTTATTTTTTATCTAGAAATAAGAAACTAGGCGGGGTTTCCCCATCCACACCAGTCGGCATATTTAATGTCCAATCCGACGAGGACATAAAGGGTCTTTTGACTCCACCACCTAATTTACAAACAAATTAGGAAAGGATAACTGGATTAATTTTGGAACTTCAATCGCACCATAAAAAGCACATAATACAAGAATATCCCAAAACTTATATTTAATTGCAAAAGGAACGACAAAAACATTGCCGATACATTTTACAAGCAATCCAACTTTTGGATCTCCCCATAAGAGAACAAAATATCCTGATAAGAGAAGAATATTTCCAATGTATCTTAATACATCAGTATTTTTCATTAAGCAACTTCAACAGACTCCAAATCACTTTCCAAATATTCCATTAACATTTCATAATCGTCAAGAGGTTCTCCAGAAAATACTACTCCTTCGTTTTGATAATAACGAAAAACCTTTTTATAAAGTTTCGGATTCTTTACATCAAGGTAGATTTCTCCGTTAGCAGCAGAACGAAGAGTGCTAACATCTTTCTTGAATTTTTCGATCAGAGACATTGTTGTGTTTGAATTACTCAGGTATTATAATGGATTGACTAAAATTAGTCAAGTGTGCCAGTGAAAAAACTGACAATCGGGGTGACACGGATCGAACGTGCGCCTTCTTGCTCCCAAAGCAAGCCGTCTACCTCTGACTTACACCCCGTATTACCGACATCTAGTTCGGCATATAAAAATTATACACCGAACCGTGAAAAAATGCAAATATTATTAATCGTTAATATCTCTAATAAATTTAATTGAACCACCACGAGAATAATATGATGCATAAGGAACATCATAATCATAAGCAAGTGTATGTTTTACATCATTTAAATCATCATAAGATAAGGATCCATCTGTAGATGATATGTCCCTCCATGTAGCATATACTAATGGATCCGATTGTCCAGTAAATATATCCCTATGTAAGTTGAAAGACCATATATCCAAACTTTCTCCGCCGGTAGGATATTGGGTTGGATTATCGATGTAACTTTGACTTCTCCATGTTACATAATTGTGGGCAAGATCATTATCAACCCAACCAAGAACTTTAGTACTATTAAACGAAAATAATCCTGCACTATTAATTGTAATAACTACTTGATCTTCATCTTTGACAAGATTATCCAAACTATCTACTTGAAAAGTTCCAGACCAATTACTATATCCAGGATCAACACCAGTAATTGTAAATGTAACAATTGCCATTTTTTTAATTTATTTAATTCTTATTACTATGTATATATGATATTCCCATGATAGGAACCACAATTATCCCAAATCCACAAAGTCCCAACCATATTGGACTATTTGCAAGTGTCTCTACAATGTGAAAAATCATCTTCCTCTCCAATTCTTATATTCAAAGTAAAAGTATTGATCTACCTCATCAAGACCGCTCAGAGGGGCATTTACACCCCACTCAGACCATTCTAAGCAAAACTGTCTGATATCTTGATTGTTTAATATTGAATGACCATACATTCTCACAAAGGATGAAATAGCAAAGTGATACTTCTTATTGTGGGTAGGCATTGTGAAGTCCCCAGTTTATGAATAGGGCAATTGCCGAAAAAAGTAAAATAGCAGATATGTAAGTTTTCATTACATTCCTCCGTTTCTAAATCCGACTATGTATCCGATAATAACTCCACACATAAATGCTACAAACATATAGAGCATATGTGAAGTAAACTCAATGAATAATAACCAATCCGTCGTCGTAGTCATCGTCCTCGTAGGTAGATGGTTCTTCAAATAATTCAATCATTTTTTGTTTAAAAACTATTTCTTGCAATTCTTCTAAATCTTCTTCTGTTAAACTTATCATTTGTCCTTTAAAAGTTCTTCTAGTCTTTTACGCATACTGGAACTTTCTTGCTTCATATAATCTCTGAGTGAATATCCTCTTTGACCTTTTATAATACAAGTGCCCTGGTAAAACATAGTACCAGCAAATACCAAAAGGAAAACTATTCCTATTATTTCAGGGTAATGTCTAGCCATGGAAATATGGGAGGAATAACACCTACAAGTCTTAAAAGTCCCTCAGCAAATAAAGCAAGAACAACCCAACCAACGCACATAGAAATAATGGAAGCATTCCGATTGTGCCTTCGTATAGCAGCATCAATCATCTCCTGAACTTCATACCTACTCACAAACTCATCATTTTCGTGCATCATTTCTCATCTCCAAGAAATTTTGCCAGAGGGTCTCTTCTGGTTTTAACAATTTCAACTGCTCTTTTGTAAAACATATTGTCTAGATTTCCAGAAGCTTCGAAAGTTTCCTTGATCTTCACCCAGTTTTCGTAGGTGTGTTGATCCATATGATTTGGGTTGAATACTACTAATTATGCTAGTGAGTATTTCTACTATGTCAAGTTTGTGTTGATACACAAATATAGATTAAGAAAATCTAAAACTTTGTAATATTTGTAAACGGTAGCGACTGGATTTGAACCAGTGGAGGTGTTACCCTCATTTGTTTTCAAGACAAACGCAATAAACCGGACTCTGCCACGCTACCAATAAAAGTCCTCAACGGACTT